CAGTGGTAATATAGCACAGTGGAATGATGAGTCTGGAAATAATAATCACGCTGTTCAAACTACAGCTAGTTTTCAACCACAAGCAGATGGTGGTGGCGCTTTGCTTGACGGAAGTGATGATAGGTTTGATTTAACAACAGGATTATCGTTAAGTCGTTTTCATCTATTTGCTGTTTTAGATCTTGATGGTTTTGGTACTAGTGGTGCATCTATTATTGGAAAATCTGACGACTCTGGAAACTTCATTAGAATGACAGACGATAATAGCTACAGACACAAAGCTAGAAATGGAAGTGAAGTTGTTATATTCGATTATACTAGTGGAAAAACTTTAAGTGATAATACAAAGTTTATGTATGAAGTAGTTAGAAGTGCAGACGAAACAATAGAAGTTTTTAGAAATAACGGCGAGCATCTTAATGAGACTCCAGCTAGTGGTAGTAATGCTTCTTCCTTGCTTGCAACTTTTGCTATTGATCAATTATTTACGCAAAGAAATAACTCTACAAATATAGATGGTCACGTTTTTGAATTTGTTTTGTTTAGCAAAGAGGTAACTGGTGACAATTTAACTAACGTTAGAAATGATATTTTAAAAAGAAACGGATTATAATGAGTAAGTTTTATTATTCAACAAAAAGCGAATGCGATACTCTATTAAGTAATATGGATACTTATTTTGAATATCCTAAAAATGGAACTTTAACAACTGCTGAAGTTTTGTTAGTTTCAGGTTCAGAATACTTAGTATGTGTGCCAGATACTTACTATAACAATTTAACACAAGATCAAAAGGATAAATGTAAAGATTCTATGCCAGCATCTCTTACAGGTCCTTTAGACTAATATTAATTTAATTAAATAAAATCATGGCAAAAAGAAAAACACCAAAGGTGGATTTAACCCCTCGTGCGGAAAAAATTACAAAAGAACAATTAGATAAACTTCAAGGTATAGCTAGATCTATGGATCAAATGCAGCTAGATCTTGGAATTATGGAAACAAGAAAACACTCTATACTACACATGATCGCTTCATCGCAGAACATGCTTAAAGAATTAGAGCAAGAGTTTGTTAAAGAATACGGTACTGCAGACATAAATCTAGCAGACGGTACAATTAAATATAATGAAGATGATAACAACAAAGCTAATTAGAAAAATAACTATTGGTAAAGATTATAAAATAGACGCAATGCATTATGCTGTTGGACAAGAGGTTTACGGTGGTCATGTTATTTGCGATATACTTGAAGAAGAAGATAAATACTCTATATACATAAAGAAAAACAAAGACGTTTTACCTTGGAAAGATTTTAACAAGAACATGGCTATATCTGTAGAGTACAACTTGGAGTATTAATGAAAAGTGTTTATAATTTTATAGTTGAACCTCTAGGATCAAGATATAAAAATACAGTTAACGTTGGCGACAAAGAGTTAATAATAAACTCTGAAATACAAAACCACCAATACGTTAATAGATACGCTAAAGTTTTAAGTGTACCTATATACGCTTATAGCTTAGGTATAAAAGTTGGTGATACTGTTATAGTGCACCACAATGTGTTTCGTAGATGGTACGACGTTAGAGGTAGAGAAAAAAATAGTAAATCTTTTTTTAAAGATAATAAGTTTATTATAAGTCAAGATCAAATATTTCTTTATAAAAACAAAGATAATTGGAAACCATTAGAAGGCTTTTGCTTTGTACAACCTATTAAATCTGAAGACAAGTTTAATAAAGATATAGAACACGAAACAAAAGGTATTGTAAAATATACTGATGGTAGTTTAGAAGTTGGTCAAGTAGTAGGTTTTGAACCTTTTTCTAAGTATGAGTTTATAATAGACGGAGAAAAGTTATATAGAGTTTACTCTAAATATATTACAATTAAATATGAATATCAAGGAAACGAAGAAACTTATAATCCAAGCTGGGCACAGAGCGGTTGAAGAGCTAATTAATGTAGCTAGAGAAAAAATCATCACTAATACAGATGATGATGTTTCTGCTGATAGATTGAAAAATGCTGCAGCTACTAAAAAGTTAGCTATATTTGATGCATTCGAAATACTCAACCGTATACAAGAAGAAGAAAATATTTTGGAAGGAAAGACACCTGAAGAAAAAAAAGACAGAGTATTTAAGGGCTTCGCGGAAGGCAGATCGAAATGAGTTACGAGCAAAGTTTATATAAAATAGTTGAACCAGT